ACACATTAAAAGATATAGAGTTTCGCGGTTGCGTAAGCAAAACAGCTCCTCCCACAATGCACAAGGGTGTAACGGCTAGGTTCGAGACGGCAACGCCACTGCCATCGGACTGTAGCCTCGAACTCATGAGCTCGGGATTACAGTCACCCTTTTCTTTCCACTTGTCCATTGGAGAGGAACTTACAAGCGTAAGCAATAAAGAGGCTTAAGAGATTACAACACTTTATTGATGTTTGTTTTAACTGGAAAGCACATGTCCCATGTTGTAGGTTGAATGTATGCTCCGTTTTTGTCAACATGGTATGTTGGGTTGATTTCATCTGCCCCTCCAATTCCAAGGCCGAGTGCTGTGTGTCTTCTTTCTGGTCTCCAGTTCTTTGTTGCATATCTTTCGACTTCCCAGACAATTTCGCAGCTGACTTGTCCAGTGCAGTAGATGTTTAAGTATGAGTCTGCGTTGTTGTTTGAAGGAACTGGAATTTTTGCCATTTTGATGAAAATTGTGCCTGGTGGATGATCCATGGCTATTGATCCGTCAAAAGGATCAATTGTTGTGTGTTTGTCTGATCTTGGTTGTTTGCACCAAATAGGATTTTCTCTTGTTACTGGGTATCTGTCCCAAATTTGATTTGGAAACATCCATACATCTGAGCATAAGTTGTAGGTTGTTTGGTTTCCTCTGTAGAGAGTTTGATCTCTAAGCATTGATAAAGGTGGATTTGAAATGATGTTTCCATCGTTGTTTGTTCCAGCTGGAGTTTGGTACCATTGTACTTTGTATTCTAGATCTGTAGGTCTGAGTGATCCAGCTGGAGGATCAAATCCACTGCTAACTCCTGCTCTTCCTGAGTTGATGTTTGCGCCTTCTGGATCTACACCAACCATCCATGCAGCTGTGTCAGAAGCAGCTGGACCTACTCGTTGTGCACTGAGTAAACCTGGCCCAGTCATCCAGCTTGTAGGTTTAGCATAGGGTTGAACTCGTGATGTACTTGCTTGAGTGTTTCCATTTCTTCGTATGTATTGAGCTCTTCTTGTTGGTACCAATGGATTAAACATCAGTCCTGGAGGAATGAATGCTCTTTCATTGTTAATCCATTCACAGTCAAAGTTGAAGTTAAATTCTGCACTTTCTCCAGTTCTTAGAACTTCATGGTCGCTGTTTTCAAGCATGAAGAATGGTATCTGTAAAGCAATTGCTTTTTCTACTGCATTGGAGTCTTCCATTTCTGCAAGTTCATGAATGGTAGGTATGTATCCATATTGAAACAGATACCATGTTTGGTAAGGAAGTTCTGGCATTACATCTTCGTCCCATGGATGTGTAGCGTTTGGATATGCATGTTCGCCATCACAAAAGATGTGTACTCCTGCTGTTAGGTCGTTGTTGTATGTAACATCAGCACCATTTGATAAAATCTGTTTTATTTGTAAATTGTAGATTTTAACATGCATACCTTTAGGTCTGAATCTTTTGTATTCATTTGTTAGGCGCTGCCAGTCCTGTGGTGAGAAATGACTGCTGTATTGATTAAAGTTAAAGTATGACCATGGTGTGCTGACACATCTTTGTGATTTTCCTCCTCCATTGGAAGGAATTATACTTTCAGTTTTATATTGATGGTTGTTTTGGATTTTAACCAGAAATTGTCTGGTGTTTTTTGTTATTACATAGGAGTCAGTAAAGTAGCTGCCTCCTACCCATCCACCTGTGGATATACCCACACCAGAACCTTTCCCCCCTCCCACACTGCCGGTCGCACCTCCTCCCCCTCCTCGTTGGCCATCATTAGGTTCTGATGGCTGTTGGTCTTGAATTTCATTTTCAGACATTTTTGAGGTGCTTGGTTTAGGTTCGTTGTTTTTTGATTTTTTAGCACCTTTATTTGAGTTTGCAAAATAAAAGTGTCTTTTTTGAGCTCGCTCTTTATTCCCTAGAGCAGGAGCCACGGCGCGCTTAAGTTTAAAGAAACTTGAGCCAATAATGCCACCAAGAGACCAGTCGTTTTTCAAATCGTCAATGAATTTTTCATCAGCTTTATTGAAATATAAGTAAGGATTTTTTCCACTTTTTATTAATTCAGAATATGATTTATCATGAGATTGAGCAGCACGATCAGCTTTATTAACTGGTTCACCGTTATCAAGAGGATTAAATGGACCAAGGTATTTGTAACCAGGAAGCACCCACCCTCCAGGTTGCCTTTTAATTGGAGGCATCTGTTTCCATACTTTCAGCAGCAGAAAGCATTTCCTCGTCAGTTATTTCTTCTGATTCTGTCTGAGAGGAAACATGAGCTAAGTGCATACGGTATACATTGTCCCAGTAATTACAACGTTCACAATCAGAAGCATTTCTAAAGTGCCAGAACATATTTCTGTATTGTTGATCTAGTGATTTTTTCTGACTAAACAATAATTCTCTAGCACTATCCCAGCCAATTTTGTTGTCTAGCTGCAGTTGTTGGAACTGCTGTTTCATTTCATTAAAGATTGCATTAGTACCATTTCTAGCAATTCTAGTAGAATGCCAATAGAACCCACACCATCCTGGAGCATCAGGATGTGAGGCTTTATGCTGGCTGAATACAGTGTATGGATTAGTTCTAGAGTCTCTCTTTCCCGATGTATTCTCCTTCGTCTTCGTCACTGGGTCTGAGATCTTCGAAGCAGTGCAAGACGATAGGTGGCTGATCTGGTGTTCCTGACGGTATGACCCCGAGCTTGTCTCCCCACTGCGTCGGATTGGGCTCCGACTCCGACTCCTGTGATGAGGTTGCCATGGGCGTTTCCTCTCGTCTCTCCCTGGACTCCCTTTTCTTTTGTAGGCGCGATGCTTGTCTTTCGTATTCCCTGAGCTCATCTTCGTCTCGCGGTTGTGCGCACCAATTATCAAAGAAGGCAGAAGTACTCACAGAGCTGCCAGGAGAATTTGGTGGAGTTGCAGGAATAGTTATGCGTCGCTTCTTGGATGGACGAACACCCACTTCCGATGCTTCTGACTCGGAGTCCTCTCCGTCCGTATCCCCCAAGTCACCTGTAATTAAACATATGTTTTAGTGTTGTGTATAGGATATATATAAAGTGCTTGGAGAACGTAAACTTACCTGCGTCGATGGCTTCTTTGCTAGTGTCGCTTGCACGATCAGTGTACACAGAATCGTCAGCGCTATGAGCAAGGTAACCACCACAATCAGTGCAGTATCCGTTTTCGTGGAGTATGAAGTCCTGTGAATGAGTAGGACAAAGGACCCCAAGAGGAAATGAGTTTGGAATTTTATCTAGGCTCCATTTTGTTTTAAAGCCTGTCAGAGTACATTCGTACTCATTGAAACACCATTGCAGTAGAGCTGCAATTTCTTCTGGAGTGATCTCTCCAAATGTTTGAGGAAGTTGTTTCATAAAATTTAGCTGAATCACTCTTTCTTTTAATGGAGCCGCATGAACATGAGAAACAGAATTACCACCAACAACCGCGTAGATATCGTGGTTAGTGGAAATAATTACTGGAGTTTGTGTCAATAATACACTATCTCTGTGTTTGACGTCAATTCTACACTCAGTTCCACCCAAGATACACTTTGCTGGTTCCACCCAATCCTGGTGCATTAAGCACTCCTCCCACCAAACAACTAGGCGTTGTCTGCAATCATTAAAGACAAACCCTTTGTTTAAATGATTAACACAGCCATATAGTCTAATGCCTTGGACTATGGCCTTTGCCATGTTTGTTTTACCAGTAGAAGCTGGTCCATAAAAGCAAACAGTGTTTTGTTTGCCAAATTGCTTGTTGAGTACACAGCACAAGGCGTGACCAACCATTAATGGGTTGTAACCTTGTATCAACAACAGCTGCAAAGCCTTGTTATCTGAAGATAAGGTTGTGCCAGGGTAAAGGTGAAAGAGATAACTAAGAGCAGTAAAGTTAGAGCAAACATTAATATGGTGCATGCCTAGGACTTGTTCTATTAAGCGTGCCCCACCTGGTTGACCTTCAAGCATAAGCAAAAGTTCAGGACAGTTAGCTACTAAGTCTTCATAAACTAAAAGATTTAATTCGCTGCATTTATCTAGTAAGTTAAGCATAAGTTTCTCTTTTTTGTTTGGTTTATATGTTGTACTAACAGAAGAAGCAGCTAAACGTTGATCTCCTACCTCAGGAAGATGTTCCCACGGACCACGTCCCCCAAAGGCCATTGTCTGAGGCCCTGGTAGAACTTCGTTATCTAGGGTTGCGTGGTAGTGTTTTCTGTAATGTTCTGGAAGCGGCAGCCCGTTAACAAGAGTGTGACAGTAAGTTTTTTCAGCTAAAACAAACCAGTTTTCTGGAGAAGTACAGACATCAGGTCTGCTGTAAGATGTAATGCATCTATTTTTAGGCAATAGGTAGTTTTTGAAGAAGCGAAGAGCATCCACTTGTTGTGCGTGAAGGTCTCCTCTGCGATCTCTGTATTGGAGAATTTGTAGGTTGCCGCTAGTAACTCCACCCCAAGCTTCTCGCTCAGCTCGTTTTAAAGCATGATAAATTTCTGCCTCTTCCGGTTCAAAAGGACGCGTAGCCAGAAGAGTTTTGCAGCGTTGGATTAATTCCCCTAGTATCAGTCCATATAGTTGAGGACATGATGTTTTTGCATTTCTCTTGCTTAAGCCTTCTCCCCCAACTATAATATGGCAGTGTAGGTTTGTCTCCCCAAGCTCAGATTGGACTATTATGTCACAGCGAGGAAACATATTTCTTTGTTTCTGTGACATAAAAGTAGTAGTAGCCATATAGACAGCCTTGCAGAGAATTGCCCCAAAATGGCGATCTTCTAGAGAAAGTAGTAAGTCATCACGGATTATATCTTCATCCGGATGAGGAACACAGTTTCTCAGCTGGATCATGGCTTGCTCGGTACCATGAGCCAGAAGTGCATGAAGAAGCCATTCTTTTTCTTTCCATGATGGATATGGAAATTTGAAGACATAAGTAAAAGCAGGTGAAGAGAATGCTCTAATAACAGGTGGATTGAAAGCCATAATTTGACTCACCACAAGTGTGGAGCTCTTCCCAGAGATGTTCACTCGCCGGAGACCGGATGCAGTCTGACGAAATGCGGAAGTGCATCGGTTTATATAGGTTATATGCTCGATGCTGATTGGCTGACATACGTCACTTCCTGGGCGTGTTTATGATCACCCCATACGTAGCCACTCCTCCTTGTGAATATTTATTATTTTATATGTGACGTTGTAGCACTGA